CAACTCTGCATCTTGTTTGCCTCTAACATCTTGTCAATGTATATCAGACATATAGGTACTATGTCAGCCGTTGCAAAGGATTGCACTGGATAATTTTTTATCTGTGTGAAATATGTCACACCTCCATGTTTGTTACGGGTAGCATCAGGGAAAGCAAATGCCCTGCCTGATGGTGTAGTAATACAACCAGTAGCCATTACCTCATTGGCTAGTCGCTTGTGCCACTCAGCAATACCTTTGTACTTGTCCATGAACTTAGTGTAGTACGCTGCCTCGGCTGGTGTACGTCCATACCCTGTGGCCCCAAACAAAGGGGCGAAGGTGTGTTCCTTGGCAGCTTGACGGGCAGTAGGCTGTCCAGCATCTGTGATTGTCTTGGCAGTGTAGGCATGTACATCAAAGCCAGTGATCACCTCTTCAATAGCAACCATGTCTTGTGACAGGAATGCAGCTACACGAAACTCTAGCTGTGCAAAGTCAGCCTCCATAATCTGACCACCAGCCCAGCGTGATATGAACACACGCTTGACAGGAAACGTACCGCCACGTGGCATGTTCTGCATGTTAGGGTCAGCACCTGACAGTCTGCCTGTACCTGTCCTGTGCTGTAGTAGACGGGCATGTAGCTTACCGTCAGCCTTGGTGTGGGTAGAGATACCGCCAATGAAACTGGCAATGTAAACCTCGACAGCATTCAGACGCTTCATGTTCTGTAAATACTTGACTGCCTCTGGCATTTGCTTGGCTCTGGCTACACCCTCAAGGTATGTCAGGCTGTCCTTGCCTGTACTGAAACCATTGGCACTAATAAACTTGGCAGTAGGTGCAACGAATTGTAGGCCAGCTAACTCGTTAGTATCCATAAAAGTATACCCACAACCATCACACCTGACACACCTGCTGGGTCTTGCAAAAGGAGTTCCATTTTTCTTTACCTTCCTGATTTGCCCACTACCATAGCAGGTCTTGCATTGCTTTGCCTTCTGTTTGTACAGCTTAGTGCTGTGCTTGGTAACGGTAGACTTGAACTTAGCATCTACCATACGTCCCTCAAATAATGAGGGCCACTCTTTCTTGTCATCAGGCTTACGACTGTACACTACCCATGCAAGTTGCTCTGGGCTATTGAGGTTGATAGGTCTGTCACCCATCAGCTTACGTGTATGTTCATCAAGGCTGTGTACCAACTGGTCACGTTCACCCTCGTACTCTTTACGTACTGCCTCTAGTGCATCTGTATCAACCTTGAACCCACGTTGATAAATCTTAGCAAGGTGTATGGCAAGTTGGTTAGTCAGATCAACACTGTCATGTAGGGTAGTACCCTCTAGCTTGTTGATGATTGTATCGTACAACTGCTGTGTTGCATGTAGATCGTGGGACAGGTACTCTGTCAACTCAGCCAAGGGAATATCACGTGTGGTATAGCCCTGTTTAAAGTACTCTTTAAGTGTGTCCTGCTTCTGTGTGTCTAATGCGTAACGTTCTGCACAAGCATCAAGGGATAGGGGTTGCTTCTGACCACGCTGAAGGATATACTCGCCAAGCATGGTGTCAAACACCTTACCAGTATAGGTAAATCCAGACTCCCATAGCCACAGCAAGTCATGCACTGCATTGTGTGCAACAAGTACAGTAGTCTTGTCAAGCATAGACTGCACACACTGATGGTCAAATGGTGTACCCTGCTTTTCTGAATGATCAAAGGTAAAGATGTGTTCGTTACCTGATTGATCCAGTGTACCTACCTGTGTCAATGAATTGTCTTTCTCAAACGGATCAAGGTGTAGCTTGCCATCCCTAGTCGTTGTCGTATTCTCCACGTCTAATGTCAGTATCATTATCAATACCTTTCTGTATTATGTGTGTATTCACTTTACTAAAGCCTCCACTGATACGGGGAATAGTTTCATCATTTCTACCCTTATATAGTCTGCTACTAATCTTGTCTCGTATTGTGTATCAGCTTTGCACCTAAGATTACACATATCTATGAAGGCGTCAAGGCTACCTGACCAATACCATTCAGTCATGGTGCTTTGTGGCAACACCATACGTGCTTGCTCTGGGCATACTCCTGCTTCTAATATTGACCAGTACAACTCCCTCTGTAGTTTTTGATAGTGCGTTTGAGATTCTCCAACCAAAAAGTTAGGATTACGTTGATCCATTATATTGTAAATATCTACCACACCAGCACTGCCTTGCTTCTTGTCATCAGCCCTACCACGCCACTCATCAGGCTCATAGAACTCAGGCTCATCATCTACATACCTACGACTAATCTCATTCCATCGTAGGAACTTATGCTTGACTAGCTGCCTAGCTACAAAGATAGGAGCCTTGACGTGGAACGAAGCAAAGGCATGACCAAAAGGTGACATGTGTCTGTGCTTGGCGAGATAGTGGATTAGCTTAGTGTCACCCTCTCTCATAGCCTTGTGTGTCTTACCAAAGGATACACGGGCTGCATTAACTACAGACAGATCAGTACCCATGTGGTCTATGTATGTTACTTTAATCATTATTTATCCTCTCCTACAGTATGCTTTGCAGTCCCGCACTAACTTTTGGATTTCCTATTTTACCCCCAGTGTCAGCAAAATATGTATAGGCGATCTCAGAAGAAAACACAGATAGTTTTTGTACCATGTCATCGTCATTATCCGTATCCAATATGTCATGCAAACGAGTATAAACATATTTGGTTGATACTTCACTGTCCTGCCAACCAGTTGTGTATTTATCACTAATCATCCTACTCTCCCCACGTACTTAGCTATGTGATGTACAAATGGCAACAGACTTATCGCCATCAAAAGATTAACACCAGTATGTACCAAGGCTATGCGTAACGTGTCACCCCTTGGCACACCATCTGATACAAGTAGTCCAGCCAACCAGATAGTCCCTGTAGTCCCTATGTTAGCCCCCAGCACACAGGCTATAGCTGCTGGTAGGGGTACTGCACCAGATGCAACCAAGGCAATGATAGCAGTAGTACTCAGGCTGCTAGACTGCCATGCCAAGGTCATAATGATACCACCAAAGAACATATAGATAGGGTTAGCCATGAACCATTGCAAGTGGTCTATGTTGCCCATAGATTTCATACCACCACTAAACATCTTGAGGCCAATGTAGAATACTACAAGGCCAGCGGCAGTGTACACATAGTTGTTCAAAGACCTGTACCCTTCCATAGTCTTAGTTGTGCAGACAGAATGGTTATGTCATCTAGTAGCTGTTCATTACGTACTCGTAATGTCTTAGCCTGTGTCTCCCAATACTTTGCGTCTGTCTTTACTGACTCATACTTATTACATAACTCTTTGTGTGTGTCTCTGTTTATCATGCCTCGTACCTCGCAGTCTTGTAGTTTAGATTGGTGTGTACAATACCGTGCCAACCAGACAGTTTGTTCTTAACAACATTAAGGTGTCGCATTGTGTCCTCTTCATCTGCACCCTCAACAGGTGGGTTCTTTGCAATCAACAGCATAAGGTCTGCCTCTGCTGCCTTACCTGTACGTGAGCCTTCCATCATGGACTGATTGAGTACCACCTTGTTCTCTGCATCAGCAGATAGCTGAGACATGTAGAAGATAGCACAGCCATGCTGCTTGGCAATCTGTCTGGCATAGATTGCATTAGCCTTTAGTGCCTCATCAGTACGTGAATACCCACCTGTCTTGGCAAACTTGTCACCCATGTCAAGCACTACAATGTCAGGCTTGTATGTCTTACACACACTCTCAACCCATGACATGTCACGATCAGTAGCGTCCTTGAACTTGACGTTATCCCTGATCTTATTGTACGCAGCCATAGCCTTGTCTTTGTTAGCGACAACATCCTTAGCTTCCATGTTGGCAGCGGCAGTAATGTAGCGGTGGGCTACACGGTGATAGCCTTCCTCGTTACATAGCACAATACACTTGGCACCTTGCCATGCAAAGCCGCCCTCACCAGCAATGAGGCTGGCATGGAATGAAGTCTTGCCAGTGTTGGGTCTTGCACCAACCTCAATCAAGTGACCAGCATTAACACCCTCAACCTTACGGGTAAGTGTAGGGATGTTGAATGACCACTGGCTCTCAAGGCTGTTGAGTGCAAGGATGTGGTCAATGCTTGTGTCCTCCCACTCAATGTTTAGCTTGGGGGTGAAGTCATCACCATACTGCTCAAGCATATTACGTAGTGGCTCAAGGGTATCCTTAGTACCATTGACATAATCAAAGCCAAGGTTTGCAATGTCCTCACCAATTACCTGCTGAAACAGCTTGGACAACACCTCTTGTGCAATGTCCTCACCCATAGGCTGCTCGTTCTTTACGGTGGCAAACAACGCACTGTAGGCAGTCTTTTGTGCTGTAGTCAGGGTGGCATTGTTAGACATGAACAACGCCTCAATCTCATCAGGTGTAACGGTACGTTCATACCGTTGCATGGCACTGTCGATTGCCTTCTTAATCTTACGTACATCAGGGCTGAACAGTCTCTCAGGGCAGCGTGAGCCACGGTGACTGTCATAAAATTCTTTACTCATTAAGCTACGTATTAGTGCTAGTTCCATGTGGGGTTATCCTTGTGTCAGGGTTATCAGATTATTGATATCGTCAGGGTTACTGTATTTTAAATCGTCTGTCAACTTTAATACTCGTACATCAGGACAATACGTCCGTAATTCTTTAGCAAACTTGAGTGACTTTGGTAAGGCATCGGGGTCAAGAGCAACTATAATGGTGGAGAACTGCGACAAGTATCGCTTGTGTCCCTCTGATAATGATGTACCCAACACAGCCACCCCGACATATACATCATCCTCTATGGCATCCAGCTTGAGATCGTTATTCACTGTCGCACCTACAACAGCAGCACTCACGCTATCCTCCACCACAACAGCGACACTACCATAGCCACAGGTGTATGGCAAGTCACTATTTCCATATCTTTTCCATTTAGGTATTCTTTTTCCTAGTGATCTACCTGACCCATCAACCATCTCACATCCATCTATTACAGGGAATACAATGCGGTGATCCTTTACGTCATAGAATACATCCAAGTTATCAGATGATAGGTTGTATTGGGATAGCCAATCATCACACACCTCTATGTTTTCTACTATGTAGTCAGGCTTTTCAAACTTATCCTTGAATACTTCCTCAGTCATATAACCTAACGCCTTACGTACATCTGTCACAGACATAGCTACATTGGTAGCACCACTAACAGGACAACTAGCCTTGTAGCAATTCCATACTATCTTACCCATAGTATTAGTAATAGTAAAAGTATTCTTAGTATGACACACAGGACATGCCATGCGTCTGCTGTCACCGACAGTAAGCTGTAAGTCGTTTATGATTTCTATTATGTTCATACGTTAGCCTCCATAACAGCACGTGCAAATCCTCTAGGGGTAGCTGATCTGATGTTCTTTGTTCTAGCAGACTTACCGCCTAGCTTCAAGTGCTGTTTACTGTAGCCTTTCTTTGGTTCAACAGGTACTTTAGTGGGCATAACAAAGTTATTACCTGTCCACAAGCAGGTTTTCTTAGGGTAGGCATCCTGTGGGGCTATGTACTCAGGCCAGAGTGGATGCTGTGCTTCGCCATAAGGGATGTACCCACCATACTCATAAGGGTGAAACCTATAATCAGACTTACGCCATTTGGTAGCCAGTACAGACACAGGGTTCTCTACAAAGTAGGGGCAACCA